CGACGACGACGACGACCGCAGTCTTCCCGTGACGAACGTGTCTTTCAACAACGCCACGTTCGCCCCAAGCAACGACATCTCGCCCGAGATGCGCGCCTATTTTTCTTCGCCGATGGGCGCTGTGGCTGATCTTGCCTTCGGGCCTCAGTTCGCTCCCTCGGTCATCACAACGACGTTTCTGAACGACAACGTGGCGCCCCTGTCGCAGCCGTCGCAACCGATGGGCTTCCTCGAGACCATCCGCAACATCCCGGGCGCGATCGGCCGTGATCTCAAGATGGGCTGGCAGGCTGGCATGTTCCGTGGCCGCGACACGCAGCGCGAGAACCTGATGGAGGCTGGCTACACGCCGGCAGAGATCAACGACTACTTCGCCCGCACCGACGCCACGCTCGCCCGCAATGCGGCCGAGGCTCAATTGGGCCTGAGAGACCGCGACGACGTCGTGACGCCCAACACCTACGCCGATCTCGCCCGAGCCTTCGCGCAGGAGTACAACGTCGTCGGCCGCAACCGCACGCAGCTCATGCCGCTGCTCGAGACGTTCCTGCGCTCTCGCGGCATCCTCGACCCGGGCACCTACAGCGAGAACATCTTCAACACGCTGTCCATCCCGATGCAGGAAGGCGGCTCGGTCGATCTGGAGCGGCTGCTTGAGCGGTACGGGCCTCGAGGCAACGTCGACCGCAGCACTGGCCGCCTGCCCCCTTCTGCGCCCGAGTACGTCCCGCCCGAGGTCTTCGACGAGCGGATGGCTCCGCCGCCCGGGACGGCAGAAGACATCCGGTCGCGCGCGCTCGCCAACAGGCGCGCCATGCGTGAGGCTGACACTTTCGGCGACACGGCAGCTGCGATGGCGTCTGGCCCGTGGCAGGAGGCTGCTCGACGCATGTCGATCGCCGGAAGCCGCGAGGGCGTGGCAGGCTTCCTGCCCGAGACGCAGAACCCGTATCTGCGCGCGCTTCAGTCGGCCACGGGCTACCTCGGCGACGTCGGTCTGGCTGGCCTGTCAGCCGCCGAGGCTGGCATTGCCGGCGGTGCTGGTTTGCTTGCAGAGGCTCTGCCGCAGGGCCTGTACGAGAGCATTCCGGGCGCGCCGCGCCGCAGCCCTGACGAGTTCGAGCGCAAGTTCGCGGAAGAGCTGGCCTACGGCATCCCCGAGTCGATCGCCGGCCTTTCGGGCGCCCGCTCGGTCACGATGCTCGACGACATCGCCGATGCTCTCGCCGCATCTCCCGCTGCGACGACGCGCACCCTCGACCAGATGCTCGAGTCCTACGACCCCAACGTGCTGGGCTCGAACCTCGGCAACATCGGCGGGCGTGGTCGTCGGCCGCCACCCCTGATCTCGCCGGAAGAGCGGACAGTGATTTCTGGCATCGGCAAGCGGGCCGATCAGTCCGCGATCCGTGACCAGATCTCGGCGCAGAAAACTTCCTACCCCGCCGATCAAGGGTGGGCGCAAGACGTGATGCAAGTGACCAAGATCAAGCCGAAGAAAGGCAAATTCGAGGTCACCTACAAGGAAATCCCCTACAACTTCGAGAAGCCGCCAGAGAACGTGTCCCCTGCTGAATGGCAGCGGACGATGGTTGACCGGCAGGTCGACGAAATCCGCAACCTCGCCCAGCGCGCCAAGGATGGCGACCCTGCTGCGATGGACATCATCAAGCAGGCGAACTGGTATCGCTCCATGCGCAGCACCTTGCGCAGTGAGTTTGGAGGCATGGGCGATGTCTTCGCTGACATCCTCGGCGCCACCTCGGCGCAGACGGGCGTCGAGATGAACTGGCGCAATGCCACCGAGATCATGCGCCGCTTCAGTCGCGGGGAATACGACGATGAGATCCGCATGTACCAAGAGATGCTCGACTCTGGGGACGTGAACCCGACGCGCCTCCAGCAAATGCACAAGGATCCCAACAACCCGTTCAAGCTGATCACCAATGCGGCGGGCGCGCTCTTCAACACCAACAGCCCAGCCGCGACCAAGGCTCTCTTCGACATGTTCCGCACCGCAGAAGGCGCGCCGAAAACGCCGAACTTCACGGGCAACCTGATCGGGTACACCAACGCGGCCACCGTCGATGTCTGGGATGCGCGCCATCTGCGCCGCCTTGCCGGCCTGCCTCGCTTGCCGCCGCCCGTCGAGAAGGGCGTCACCGGCAAGCACCTCAAGGGGTCAACGCTCGAAGAGCCCAAGATCGGTGGCGAGTTCGGGTTCGGCCAGCGGGTCAAGCGCGATGCCGCTCGGATCATCAACGACGAGGGCATTCTCAGAGAAGTGGCGCCCGATCTTGAGGACATGAACCCCGACGATCTGCAAGCCGTCGCATGGTTCCTTGAGAAGGAGCTCTGGACGAAGAACGGTTGGACCAACAAGGCTGGCGAAGGTGGCTCGTTCGAGTATGAGGCATCGCTTGCCGGCGCGGCATCGCCCGAGAACGTGACCGCCTTGCGCCGAGAGTTGAACCAGAGCTTCAAGCCTCCTGCGCCACGCAAGACCGAAACCGAAGAGCAGTACGCCCAGCGTGTGGCCGCAGCCAAGTCTGCATTCGACGCCCGCCAGATTGAGGCGATGAACGAGCTCGACGCCATGAAGGCGCCGCTGGCTCGGTACGTCCTCGGCATCAGCGTCGAGCGCCCGGGTCTGCGCCCGAGCAACCTGCAACAGGCAGAGGTGGCCGAGCGCCTCGGCGAGCCTGCGAAGGTCGATCCCAACGTGGTGATGTACCAGATCAACAACACCTACGGCCGCTTCATGCAGTCCGACGAGCGCGCCTTCAACGCCGAGTTCGTGACGCGCAAAGGCTTCGACCCGTCAGCCGTCATTCGCAGGATGGTCGAGGTCGCGAAGGATGCGGATCAGGATGCGGCCTTCATCTCGCGCGTCATGCCGCAGCGCACCGAGAACAGCCGCCCGGGCGTCGAGATTTACTTCCGCAAGCGTCAGGGCCCCGACTTCGCCCGCAACCTTGCCGATAAGCTGACCGAGTACGGCGTCGACGGGTTCACCTTCGTGACCGACAGCCGCGTGATGGATCGGCCGAAGGCGCAGGCTGGCGCGAGCGAGGAAGCGGTGGCCGGCATCAATGGTTTGCGCTTTCAATACATCCCCGAATTCGATATGGGTAGGGATGCATGGGCGGCGATGTCGCCCGCTGAGAAGGCTGCGAAGATCCGTGAGATTGAAGATGTTTTCGACGAAATCGTCCACGACATCACAATCAAAGAGCCCGGCATCAGCAGTGCAAACTTGATGTACTACGACACCAACGTGTTCGAGAGGGGGGACTACGATGGACTACTTGGAAGAACGTCTCGAGAGGCTGATTAAAAAGGGACGCGGTAAGAGCCCAATGGCTGGGTTCGTCCGCGACCAGATCGCGGCGCGAGCTCGTGGGCAATCTGCTCAGGAGATGTACATCGTCGGCATGGCGCAACGCGACCCGGGCCTCAAGCGCGACGAAAAGAAAGAGGCCGAGCAGCCCAAGGGCTACGCCGCTGGCGGCTTGGTCTCGCGCTATGATCCGTCCACGATCGACCAGATCGTGAACCGAGTGAGAGGGGCCGGCCGTGGCTGACGACGACATCGACGACGACGAAGGCGAGACCGTATCCTTCGAGGACACGCTGCCCGAGGTGGAAGACACCGAGGACGGTGGCGCCGTGATCCGCATGGAGAACGAGCGCGACGAGAAGGTGAACCGGGCTCATTTTGCCAACATCGTCGAAGATGTCGACCCGGGGATGCTCAAGGAAGCTGTGACCGACCTCCTCGACAAGATCGAGAAGGACAAGCAGGCGCGCGAGAAGCGCGACAAGCAGTATGAGGAGGGGCTGCGGCGCACCGGCCTTGGTGACGACGCCCCGGGCGGTGCCCAGTTCACGGGCGCCAACAAGGTCGTGCATCCGATGCTGGTCGAGGCCTGCGTCGACTTCTCGGCCCGCTTTATGAAGGAGATCTTCCCGCCGACAGGGCCGGTGAAGAGCAAGATCTACGGCGAGCAGGACAAGCAGAAGGTCGAGAAGGCCGAGCGCAAGACCGAGTTTATGAACTGGCAGACGACGACCCAGATGCCCGAGTTCCGCAGCGAGCTTGAGCAACTGAGCACGCAGCTCCCGCTTGGGGGCGGCCAGTACATGAAGTTCCTCTGGAACTCGCAGCGCCGACGCCCGATGGCCGAGTTCGTGCCGATCGACGACGTCTACCTGCCCTTCGCGGCCACCAATTTCTACACGGCCGAGCGCAAGACGCATGTGCAGTACATCACGAAGATGGAGTACCAGCGCCGCGTCAAGTCGGGCATGTATATCGACGTCGACCTCGGCTACGCGGGCGAGATCGACTGGAGCAAGTCGTCGATCGCCAACGACAAGATCGAGGGCCGCAAGGAGACGTCCTACAACGAGGACGGGCTGCGCACGATCTACGAGGTCTACACCTACCTCGACTTCGGCGACGACCTCGAGCCCTACATCCTGTCGATCGACAAGACGACCGAGAAGCCGCTCGCGCTCTACCGCAACTGGGAGCCCGAGGACGAGATGAAGTGCGAGCTCGACTGGATCGTCGAGTTCCCCTTCGTGCCGTGGCGCGGTGCCTACCCGATCGGCCTCACCCACATGATCGGCGGCCTCAGTGGCGCGGCCACGGGTGCCCTGCGCGCCCTGCTCGACAGCGCCCACATCCAGAACGTGCCGACCCTGCTCAAGCTCAAGGGCGGCCCCAACGGGCAGACGATCAACGTGCAGCCGACCGAGGTCGTCGAGATGGAGGGCGGCGCGCTGGTCGACGACGTCCGCAAGCTCGCGATGCCGCTGCCGTTCAACGGCCCCAGCCCGACGCTGTTCCAGTTGCTGGGCTTCCTCGTCGACGCTGGCAAGGGCGTCGTGCAGACGAGCTTCGAGAAGCTCTCGGACCAGAACCCCAACATGCCGGTCGGCACCACGATGGCGCTGATCGAGCAGGGCATGGTGGTCTTCTCGAGCATCCACTCGCGGCTGCACGCCTCGATGGAGAAGTGCTTCACGATCCTGCACCGGCTCAACAGCGCCTACCTCACCGAGGAGGACATCAAGGCGCACGATGCAGGCCTTGAAATCGACCCGAGCGACTTCGACGGGCCGATGGACGTGGTGCCGGTCAGCAACCCGGCGATCTTCAGCGAGACGCAGCGGTTCGCGCAGGTACAGGCGCTCATGCAGCGCGCGCAAGCGATCCCGCAGCTCTACGACATGCGCAAGGTCGAGGAGATGTTCCTCCGCGCGATGAAGATCCCGGCCGACGAGGTGCTCCAGCCGCAGCCGGCCAGCGAGGACATGGACCCGGTGAGCGAGAACGTGGCGGCGGCGATGGGTCGCCCGCTCTACGTCCTGCCGCGTCAGGACCATATCGCGCACATTATGACGCACATGGCCTTCCTCAAGTCCCCGATCTTCGGCGGCATGAAGACGATCATCGAGCCTGCCGCCTACGCCATGTCGATGCATCTGCGCGACCACCTCTTGAACTACTACTTGGTCGAGGCCCACGACGCGGTCGATCGTGCGCAACGCGAGGATCTGATCAAGGCCGAGGCCGAACAGCAGGTGCAGCTCATCCTTCAGGTGCAGCAGCTGATCGAGCAGCAGCTCGGCGGCTTCTCGCAGGAGCTCAACCAGTTCGCCCAGTTCGCCGAGCAGTTCAAGCCGCAGCCGCAGATGCCGCCCGACAGCTCAATGCAGGTTGCCCAGCTCAACGCCCAGATCAAGGGTCAGGAGATGCAGGCCCGCATGCAGATGGATCAGGCGCGCATGCAGATCGATCAGGCGAGGCTCCAGAGCCAGCAGCAGGTCGACATGGCGAAGCTCTCTGAGCAGCAGCAGGACCGCGCGATCAAGGTGCAGACCGAGCAGATGCGTCAGGCGGCCGAGGATCAGCGCACGGCGGCCGAGATCGCCGCTCGCGAGCGCATGAACACGTCCGACAACGACACGGCGAAGCTCTTGGCTGCGGCCGAGCTGGCGACCGGCGAGCGTGTGTCCGTGAGCACGGGCACGGGCATCAACCCCAACCCGTAGGAGTGAAGCATGAGCGACCACATGTCGAGCGGCAAGACCGTTCCGATGAACACGGCCGAGGTTCCGCAGCACAAGCGGATGGCGGCAGGCGAGGCTGTTGACGGCAAGTCGATGCCGTCGGCCAAAGGGTCGACGTCGAAGACCCCTGCATGAGCTTCGAATCAAGGCTGCTCGGCCGTCTCAAGGAGGAGCAGGGCAAGTTCGCCCTTGATGCCTTGAGGCGGCCACAGACGCGCGATGCCTTCGAGTACGGGCATCGTGTCGGCATGTTCGCGGGCTACGAGGCCGCGATCACCGTACTCTTGAAC